GCCGGTCCCCGTGTCGTGCGGGGCCTCTACAACATCGCGCAGCAGAACGGAATCTTCCAGTGAAGCGGACAACGAGCCAGACCATCGCGTCGGTCGCGTCCAGCGTTCTCGCGGAAGTCGAGAAAGCCGACCAGATCAAGACGGCAGAAGTTCAAGTCGTTCGTGCGGCAACGCCCTCGTCTACATCGGACTTGGGGACCCTGATACACAAGCTGGCGGCGGAGCTTCGGTCGGCTGACGAAGACGTGACCTACCAGGACCTCGCGGACGTCATGGGAGGGCGTGTATGAGCAAGGCGTCCGAACAGCTCCGGCAGCTCGCGTCTGATCTTCGGAAAGAGGCTGATACACGCGTCCTCGCACGCCGTGAAAAGGCCGCCCAGATCGTCAAGGCAGCAACGGGTCTCGGCCTGCTGCGCATGAAGCTCGGAGGCACCCATGCCTGACCTGACCAAAGTCGCAGCCGTTCTCGAGGCTGCAGCAGACCACCTGGACGCCCTCGAACGCGAGAAGGTTTCGAGCGCCCGTGCGGTGCGCACTGCTCAGATCGATGTGGTCGCCGCCAAGTACGCCGAAGCGACAGGCGAGGAGATCCCGGACAACGTCCGAAAGAAACTCGCCGAAAGCCCGCAGGATGTGATTGCATTCCTGCAAGGGATGGCAGAGAAGCAAGCTGGTGCCGTCGAATCGCTTGGAGGTCCTTCCTCGCGTAACGACGACCCGGCACCGAAAACCGTCAAAGAAGCGGCTGCTGCCGCGGATGACCGATTCCTGAACTGGGTGATGTCGTAGCGACCCCCTACGGAGGCACGAGAAAATGCAGCTCAACAGCAAGTTCGATGTTCTGCGCGGCTGGCCGAAGGAAGGTGCGCTCGACGAAACCTTCACGGTCTACGCGCCCGGTGGCACTCCCGTCGAGCTGCCGTCTGGCACCGTCATCTACAAGCGGACCGACGGTACCGTCGACAAGGCGGACACCCCGAACCGCACCACCACAAACGGCGTGGCCGTGTGGGTCGTGGTCGAGGGCAACGACGACTACTCGGGCTCGTTCCTGAACAAGGTCGTCGCCATCCGCGCCAACGCGCTGATCAAACTCGACCCCGACAACTTCACCGCGGCGGCGCTGCCGGCCGGTACGAAGATGACGATGCAGAGCGGCATCTTCGCAGCGGCCGTCGCCAACGACCAGATCATCGCGGAAGTCGTCACCGACGACCAGGCCGTCGATGGAACCATCACGATCTACTACACGGGTGGCGACACCCTGATGCTGTGACCTGATCCCCGTCCCCAACAACTGGACGTAGGAAGGACCGAAAGGACACCACGATGAGCGCCAAGACAGAGACGCAGAAGGTGTCCGCCCAGTTCATCAACTCGAGCTTCGTTCGGAAGCTGGAGGACGGGCGGATCAAGGAAGCGGCGGAGGAAGGCACAGCCTTCACCCGCCAGAAGCTCCGTCAGGAGTCGTTCGCGCGTGAGCTGATCGAGCCGGTACTGCTCGACGACACCGAGATCGACCGCGACGAGGACACGGACCAGCCGAAGAAGATCGTCGAGAAGGAGCCCGACTCCATCGCGACCTTCGTGCCGTTCCACGGGACGGGTCCGCGGACCTGGTTCCGCGGTGGCCGCTACGCGATCTACTTCGGCAAGACCGAGTCGCCGCGGTTCACCAAGTCCAAGTTCGAGCTGATGACGTACCAGAACGACATCCGCAAGATCCTGTCGGACAACTCGGTGAAGGACATGGCGGACCAGGAGGACAGCAAGTTCCTCGGCACCGCCAACGAGATCCTCGCGCTCAACCCGACCCACATCACCGCGGCCCCCGTGTTCGCGTCGGCGGCGTTCAAGCGCGGCTTCCAGGCCCTGGTCAACCGGAAGCAGCCGATCGGCAAGATCCTGATGACCAAGTCGCTGTACTACGAGTCGCTGGACCTCCCGGCGACTTCCGTGGGCAACGACGTGGCGTCGCGCCACTACGACACCGGCATCGAGTCGGAGGAGAAGCTCTGGGGCATCCCGGTCGTCTCCACGATCAAGCGCGAGATCGTCGACGACGTCTCGGGCCAGACCCGCCGGTCGGCGTACATCTTCGCCCCCGAGGACTACCTCGGCAAGTTCTACCTGCTGCAGGACGCGACCCTGTTCATCAAGCAGGAGGCTGACATCATCGAGTTCTTCTCGTACGCGGCGCCGGGCATGGGCTTCGGCAACGTCAACGCCTTCCAGCGCGTCGACTTCCCCTGGGCCTGATCTACACGCCCTACTGAAACAGAAACGCCGCTCCGATTCGTCGGGGCGGCGTTTCTGTTTTCGGTGTTGATTGACTTGGGGATCGTTTTTTGTGGTTATACTCCGACCATGTCCAACATTCGATTGATCAACGACAAACGTAGCATCTTGGACCTTTCCGCCGTGAAGGATGCGGAAGGCAAGATGATCATCCTGCAACCCAAGGGCACGAAGGGCAGCTCACGCGAGTGCCACGAAGAGGTCCTAGACCATCCACACGTCCAAGACGTGATCAAGGCTCGCTGGGCGCACTCCGAGAAGATCAGCCTGACCGTGCCCGCCGACGAGGCGCCACCCGCGATCGAGCCCGTGCTGCCGCCGAGCACCGTCGACACGACCGCCACATCCAGCGCATCGCCCCTACCGGCACCGCCCGCAGAGGAGCCCAGCAGCTCCGAAGAAGCTCCGGCGCCCGAGACCGCACCGAGCGAGCCGAGCGAGCCGAGCGCAACCGAGCCTGTCGTGGCAACGTCCGAGGCTCTCGAGATGGGTGAGAGTCTCACGACTTCCGTCGTCAGCGCCAACGACGGCAAGAACAAGAACAAGGGCAAGGGTCGCAACGATCGCTAGCCCTTCACAGCGTAAAAACGACTCCGGCAGGGATGAAGACGAGGAGTTCTCGTCGGTCGCCGCCTATAATTTGGTAGGGCAACCCCGGCCGGAGACCCATGACCCGCGAACACATCCATCTCGAACGCGCGCACGCCCTGTTCACGCACCTTCGCCCAAAGCACTGGGTGAAGGACAAACGGACAGGTCTTCTGATTCCAGACGTGCGGTGGGTCGTGGACCCTGTGCTCGGTCGCACGCCTGACCGTGACACCGTCGAAACAGTCTGGGAGGGCGAGACTTGGAACGTCAAGACGACGGCCGGCATCGACTTCTTGTTCGCGCAGACGTACAGCAACGCACCGGCCGCGAACGGGCTCAACTACATCGGCCTGTCGAACGACACGCTGACCGAGACCAGCACATCCACGGCACTCTCCAACGAGATCGTCAGCAACGGTCTCGCACGCGCCCAAGGAACCTACGCACACACCTCCGGCACCTACACCGCAACCGTGGCGCACACGTTCACGGCGTCAGGCGGTCAGTCCGTTCGCAAGGGTGCACTGTTCTCCGCTGCGTCGGGCGGCACGATGAACCACGCACTCCTGCTGCCAGAAGGCCAACACGTGTTGGTAGCAACCGACATGCTGGCGGCAACCTTCACCATCACGCTCACCTGAGTTAGTACACCATGACTAAATTTGGAAAACTCAGCGGTCTCGGAATCATCTTCGGAACGGTCGACCCTTCGACAGGTGCCGGCGTCGAAGCGCCGATCGGCTTTCAGTACCGCAACACGACCACCGGAAACGTCTGGGACAAGAAGACCGGGCTCAGCACCGGTTGGGAGCCTGCGGGAACTGGCGGAAGTAGCGGCGGCAGCACCATAACCTTCCCTGCTATCGACACGACAACGAACGAAGACGTCACCAAGACGGGAAACGTCCTGACAGGTGCCTCCACGACAGTGGGGACCTTGTCGGTCATGTTCTTCACAGTCACGGGCGTGGCAGGCATCTTCCAAGCAGGGCAAACGGCGCAAGTTCCTGGTTTGGGATCATTCTCGTTGTTGGCGAACGGCGCGTACGAATACATCCCGCCTGCGAACTTCAACGGGACAGGCCCGACGGTCACCATCCAAATCACCAACGGTAGCGATATCAAGGTTTCGACCTGGGATATCGAAGTCGGTGAAGTCAATGACGCACCTACCGCGAGCGATGCTTACGCGCTGTCGTTTGGAGGTGAAGACGTCACGATCGATCTCGCGGCGTTCGTAACGGACCCTGATGGAGACACGATTACGCTGACCCACCTGAATGGCGTCGCGGTCGTGCTCAACACGCCGGTCGTCATCACCGGCGGTCAGTACACGTGGACAGGTGGAACCTCGGTCTTCGTGGAACCGACCAGCGCCGAGGTAGATCCGCTCGAGTTCACGTACACCGTGAGCGACGGCATTGCGAGCGACACAGGCAACGTGACGGTACAGGTCGGCGTGACCAACGGCCCCCTGCTATCGCCAATCTCGCCGGTACTGGGAAATCCGCTCGATGTCGCGGTGCTCAACTTCTCCAAGACCGTTCGCGCGAAGTACGGTCCCTTGGACGAAAACGGCGTCAACGTCAGCGTTCCTCCGTACAGCGCGGGACAAGGTCACTTCCTCCTGACCGACCGAGAACCCTGGCTATACGATCGCGCCACCACGCTGTACCTCGTTGCCAAACGAACGAACAATGCAACCATCCTCGCGGAGGCAATGGCTCTCGCCCGCACGTACATGGCGGGTGTTCAGCTCGCCAACGGTCGTGCGACCTTCAATATCATCGGAAGCA